CTGCTGTGCCAGTAAATCCAGTTACTGAAATCACATCACCAGTTACCATCGTATGGGTTACAGTTGTGCCATAGAAGATATTGGCAGTCTTTCCAGCAGCCCAGTTGGTAGAGGCTTTGCTGTAAGCGGCTTGCCAAGTCCCACCAAGAGCGGCTTCCAAGAAGGTATCAAACTCAGCAAACGAAAGTTCGAAACCGATATTACCTGCTGGCTTTTGATTCCCATGTCTAAAATCAGAAATCTGCCTATCACTACGCAATTCAGCACTCTGGAATGTTTCCTTAGCCAAAGCCAACCCACACGAAGTGTGGCGCAGAGCAATCATCGTAACAGTAGATGGTGTACCAAATGCACTCTCCGTGCAATACGCCAAACCATGAAATCCCCCACTAGCGAATACAGTCATAATTAATCCCTCCTAAAGGAAATAATTTCTTATCTAACATTAAATTCTACCTAATTCCACCATTTTAAAAAGCTGTATCATACTAATTTCAAGAGCATTCACACAACCTCCTTCCCGGTGGAATATACTAATTGTTTGCAAAGCATTGATAAACTATGCTCACGGGGACACGATACCAGCTTCCGTCTTCACTGTAATATCCAGGACCGGGATAGGACCCTTTGACCTTGACTGTGAGTGAGTTATATGTACACAGTGTGCCAATTTTAAAACGGGATCTTATGGCAGCAGCCTTAGTCCTAGCAGGATCAGAACCTTTACCAGTAGGATATACACAAGTGACTTGGAATATACCACTAAATTCTTCCCAACAATCTGGCCCTAATGTAACCTGTTGCGTAGGAATAGGTAGCAACCAAGTTTCTAAATATCCAACACCATTAACAGGAGTATAATTCGTATTTTCCCATGATATATTTATAGTGGGGGTCATCAGACTAAGATGTTTATTAAGAGCACGGTTCAGATAAATATCAACTGTGGACATAATCTAATTTTCCTTATGCCGGAGACCACTTCTGGCTTGCAAGACAAGCCGCATTTAAATAAGTTTTAAATTTCAAAGCTGAAATTCGATAAACCCCTCTTGGAGCTTGTTTAGAATGCCCATATTCCAACGGCACAGCATATTTAAGATTATTATAAATATAGATAGTACTCCCAACTTTGTATCCTGCCAACTTAGCCTTTTCTAAGGCCATAGATGCAATGGGGGTATAGTGTGTTCTTTTCATCCCTCTAGGTGTTGGAAACTGTCTACTAGTTTTCTCTGGAAATATAGACGATAATCCAGATTCTGACAAATTGGACATATCCATAGAATCAATTCCAATTTGGTTATTAGCTCGGAATCTGCCAGTATCCACGGGACTTATAGAAACTATTTCATCATAAAGTAACATGGCCGATTTCTTCACCACAGCCTGTATTGCAACTCTAGTTTTAAGCTTGAAATCTTCTAGACTTGCGGCAAAATTATTACCCAATATATGGTTTGTAAGTTCACCAGTTGTGGATGCTGGATAATATCTAGGCATATTATATTTTTTCCTAATAAAGTGTGCTGTAAGCTCGCTGGTGATCAATTAGACCCAAACCATAGCTAACCGCCTTAATTGAATATTATAGATCTGTGAGCGAGGTCTAGTGAACCCACAGGGCTATCCTTTACGTAAGAACAGAGTCCACATTAAACTAATTGCAGCAGGCTTCAATTCTTCCGGCCCTAATATTTCAAATATCTGACCGCCCCTCTTAATCCTGTCTCTAATAGATGGCGGTGTGGTTATTCCATAGGACGGTATATAGGCAATACAGTCAACTTGGTCTTCAAGGATGACCTTTAAATCTTCCGCCCTCATACCTTGCCTGCCGCCTCCCCCACCAGCAGACATAGCCATTATGTCAAACACAGCCTTTGTAGCTATATCTGTATAAGTACTATTACTATAAGACCCTGTAATTGCACTGTATGTTCCGGGAGAAAAGTATGATAGGGTAATGCTTGTTCCATATTTGGTTATTATGGAAAGTGCCCTGCTTGAAAGTTTAGCGTAATCCAAAGTATCACGCCCTTTCCATTACAACACAAAGGGTGCTGTTCAACCAAGGCTTTAATAGTGCATCAACTGTTGGAAATTTGGCATTAGCGGAATACCCAGATCGATACTCCACAGTTATCGGACCTATCGTCTCACGAGACACATATCCATCACCAGAACTTATATCCCCCATTGGGGCCTTTCCTTGAAGATAACGGAGAGCAAGTTCCATCTGTGCTCTACGTACTTGAATAGGGATAGTATCAGAATATACTGGATATCCATCATCATCCACCACACCTCGTCTTGGCCATACCAACGGATCTGTAGAGAGAGCTTTCTGTCCTTTCCAATCTAATAGCTCCATATAAAGACAAGCATTTAAAACAGCATATTCCTTAGCGTCATCATCACCTTCTGTCCATTCTGTAACCCCTATAGACTCAAAGTATGTATCTGTTTCTGCAATAGTTACGTAGCTATTAGCAGCAATATTAGTACCAACACCAGTCTCGACTATTATGCTCATCACGGGACTCCATTTATATTTTTATACTTAATATCACTGGTCATTAAAAGCTGTATCTATTTTCCTCGTATTTTTATCTTGCACGTTTGGTCCATAGTTCTACCTCCAACAGTAACTATTCGATTAGTCAATTGGTAGGTAGAACCCAGAGTCCCATCCTCCAACCAAACTAAAGTGGTGAACGAAGCAAAAGAAGCGGTTGCTATAGTCAAGCCTGCTGGAGAAGGAGTAAGCCAAGTGCTTGAAAATATAGGGTCTGTAGTAATTCTAGCAGACCAATCCAATGTGTAATCCAATACTTCATCAGGATCTTTGAAAGGAAACGAAATTGTCATTTTAAACACCCCATTACCTAAATAGTAAACTCATTTGCTTCTGCTGCCACGTAAAAGACTCTCATTTCTGCTGCCACGTAAAAGACTCTCATTTCTGCTGCCACAAAACCTATTCTATCTTCAGCTTCCACATATAGAATTATTACTGGATCTGGTGGTGTTGATGGTGAAGGGCTACTGCTTGGGCTACTGCTTGGTGATAATGAAGGGCTGATACTTGGTGACAATGATGGAGAAATGCTCAGGCTGAGGCTGGGACTCAGGCTCGGAGATTCACTCGGGCTTAGGCTTGGGCTAAAACTTGGCGATAGACTAGGGCTTATACTCAAGGACAACGACGGTGATAAACTTGGGCTGAGACTCGGACTTAAACTGGGGCTAAGTGATGGACTTAGGCTTGGACTTAACGACATTGATGGACTAACCGAGGGGCTAAAACTCTGGGACTTACTAGGTGACAGAGACGGGCTAAGGCTCGGGCTGAGGCTGGGTGAGAAGGACGGACTAATAGAAACTGAAGGGCTTACGCTAGGGCTAAAACTAGGTGACTTCGACGGGCTAAGGCTAGGTGATAAAGAGACTGATGGGCTCACACTCGGAGACTTCGATGGACTCAGGCTCGGGGACTTCGATGGGCTGAGGCTTGGGGACTTACTCGGGCTTAGGCTCGGGGATAAAGACATACTCGGGCTAACCGAGGGGCTGAGGCTTGGCGATTTTGACGGACTCAGGCTAGGGCTGAGGCTGGGTGATAGAGAAACCGATGGAGATACGCTTGGCGATAAAGAAGGGCTTGCACTTGGGCTGACACTCGGGCTTAGTGACGGGCTCAAAGAAACACTTGGTGATACCGAAGGGCTAAGACTAGGGCTGACAGATGGACTCAAACTTACCGATGGTGATACCGATAGGCTGAGACTTGGGCTGAGGCTTGGACTTAATGATGGGCTTAGAGAAGCACTTGGTGATACCGAAGGGCTAAGACTCGGGCTGGCACTTTTGCTTAGGCTGGGGCTGAGGCTGGGACTGAGGCTGGGGCTGACCGATGGACTGAGACTTGGACTAATAGAAGCCGAGGGAGACACGCTTGGTGACAACGAAGGACTTACACTAGCCGATAGCGATGGACTGAAGCTCGGGGACTTGCTCGGGCTCAAACTCGGGGATAAAGATATACTCGGGCTGACACTCGGACTCAGGCTGGGTGATTCGCTTGGGCTTAAACTTGGGCTAAGGCTTGGGGATAAGGAAGCCGAAGGTGATACGCTCGGGCTGATGCTTGGGCTGACGCTTGGAGACAGCGACGGACTAAGGCTCGGGCTCAAAGAAACACTTGGCGATACCGAAGGACTCAAACTCGGACTAGCCGATGGGCTGAAGCTCATCGAAGGAGAAACACTCGGGCTCAGGCTTGGGGAGAAACTTGGGCTGAGGCTGGGGCTGGCCGACGGCGATTTCGACGGGCTGAGACTAATGCTCGGGCTAACCGATGGACTCAGGCTAGGAGACTTAGACGGCGATAGTGACGGACTTAGTGATACTGAAGGACTAACACTAGGTGACAGGCTTGGGCTGAGGCTAGGAGACTTACTCTGGCTAAAACTCGGGCTGAACGATGGAGAGAATGACCCAGGGTGCGGGCTTACACTCGGGGATAAGGAAGCCGATGGCGACAGGGATGGGCTTAACGATGGTGACTTCGACGGGCTTAAACTTGGCGACAAGGAAACCGAGGGTGATACTGATAGGCTTAGGCTCGGACTCGCACTCGGACTTAAAGATATACTTGGGCTTACGCTTGGCGATAAAGAAGGGCTTACCGAAGGACTTAAACTTGGTGATTTCGACGGCGACAACGACATGGACGGAGATACGCTTGGGCTGAGACTCGGGCTGAGGCTGGGGGATTCCGACGGGCTGAGACTCGGGGACAAGGACATACTTGGGCTAACCGAGGGACTCAGGCTCGGGGACTTCGACGGGCTTAAAGACACCGACGGGGATACGCTTGGCGATAGACTCGGAGACTTCGACGGACTCAAGCTCGGTGACAAAGAAACTGACGGAGAAACCGACGGAGACAAACTTTGGCTGAGGCTCGGGGAGAAACTTGGGCTGAGGCTTGGAGACTTACTGGGTGATAGAGAAGCACTTGGGCTTACGCTAGGTGACAGGCTTGGGCTAGCACTAGGCGACAGAGAAGCACTCGGGGATACGGAAGGACTAAAACTTGGGCTGAAGCTCGGGGAGAACGACCCCACGCTTGGGCTTACACTTGGCGATAAAGAAGGGCTTAGACTAGGCGACTTCGATGGTGACAGAGAAGGACTAAGACTCGGTGACAGAGATACGCTTGGTGACACCGACGGACTGAAACTTTGGCTCAAGGACGGGCTGGCCGAAGCCGAAGGAGACACGCTCGGACTGAGACTCGGAGATTTACTCGGACTTAAACTTACGCTTGGCGATACGCTTAGGCTCAGACTTGGGGAAGCCGAAGGACTTGCGCTTGCCGAAGGGCTAACCGATGGGCTGAGGCTAGGTGATTTCGACGGTGATAATGACATCGAGGGGCTGACTGATGGGCTGAGACTTGGACTGACGCTCGGGGAAACCGAAGGTGATTTTGATGGAGATAGGGACGGACTAAATGACGGACTTAAACTTACCGAAGGGCTTACCGAGGGACTAAGGCTCGGACTCTCACTTGGTGACAAGGAAGCCGAAGGGCTAACAGATGGACTCAGACTAGGTGATTTACTAGGACTGAGCGATACCGACGGAGATAC